CGGCGGTTTCTCCAGTAAAACGGAGGAGAAGAGACGCTCTGGCAACATCCCAGTCTTTCCTACTGCCCGTCTCCCATTTCTCAATGGGACACAGATGGGTATTCTTGCCTCATTGGCGGTTACGCGGAGGTGAGGATTACCCTCATCGCCGCGCAATGCGCAATTTAGCAAGAAAATAGGAGTAGTTTTAATGTTCGCTAGCCCAGCAGTCATCACCATTAACGGTGTCGCCAAATCTCTCGAGCGGGTTAATCAGGATCGGTATTCTTCCGAATACCTTCTCCGGACCCCGACCGAGCAGTTCCAGCTCAACATCCGCAATACAAATTATAAGGACAAGCGAGGCATTACGGTTGATCGCCATAATGCCGAACTCATCCATACGATTTTTGCGGTGGCCCCGGCCGTGAACTCCACGATCCGGAAGGCCTACGTCGTCATCGAGAACCAACAGGGTGATACCCTGGTCGATCCGATGCACGATTCGGTTGGACTCCTCTCGTTCCTTACGGCAACGAGTGGGGCGAACATCACGAGGATGTTGAACTTCGAGTCTTAACTCGTTTAGTAAGTCTTAGGGTAACCCCCGCGACTTACGGTTCGTCCAAATATCCTCGGCAACTGGTACTGCAAAGTGAGTACTTTGCAGGAGAGATACCAGTCGACTGCACCTAGCGGCTTGGATACACACCTCTTAGAATAAGGAGCATGTATGAAAAGCCAAGTAAATGCACTACTCCATGTCACTCGGGGCATCCTTAAAGATGTCTCCGAGGCGTACCCGGCAATGTTGAGTGGTTGTCTCAAAGATCTTGAGATGATCACCCTTCAGTCTAAAACACGAGGTCTAGGGTTCTTCACTCTAGACCTTCCAGCTTTGGAACCTCTTTTACTAGAGGGTCTTGAAACTGGACTTCTTCGACTCGAGGGCCCGCTTTCTAGGCGGGTCTCCAAGAGCGTCAATGTGCCGAGATTATTCTCGGGACTATGGCTAAGCGTGTTTGATGACAATGCCTGTTTAAAGCATGAAGTCGACGTTACTTGCTTGTTCTTCTTACGCCAATTATTGACGATTGGGAAGAAACTAGCCGTTGAGTGCTCTAGCGACCGCATTGAAGCGGTCATGGAGAACTACTATGACGTCGAAGGGCGAATCAGCAAGCCCACCCTCGGGTGGGAATGCGACGACCTCTACGAGCGAGGGGAAGGAGTTAATCGCCACTGTGGCGACCTCCTTGGTCCCGATCCTGCTTCCCTACGTACTGAAGGGCCTCAAAAGGCTCTTTGGACGGAGGATTCCGAAGCTGGACAAGCCGCCCTACGGCCCCTTGGGGATGTAGGACAGCACGCTCGACTTCTCGATCGGATTCAGCAAGTCGCTGATCTGATCATCGGAGACACTGCTCTCTTCCTGCCTGAGGTCTATTCGGATCAAAGGCATTCCGAGAGTGGTGCATCTGGCTTTAAACATGGGGTGGGCGCTGTTGCAGAACGCGTTCAGAATCACCTTAAAAGTGATTTTAAAACGTGGCCTGCTAAGCTACAAGGAGCGTTCCCCTGGGAGGCTTGCGGCAAAACCGCTGGTAACCCTAAGGAACGTCCATTGAACCACGAATTAGCAAGCAGGCTTCTAGCAGTGCCAAAGACCGCAAAAGGTCCGAGGTTAATTGCAAGTGAGCCAGTTTCGCATATGTGGTGTCAGCAACTTACTCTTGACTTTCTTAACAAAGAAATTAAGAGGCTGTTTCGCGGTCATTTTATTGACTTTAGAAGCCAGCACAAGTCTGCTGCAATGGTTCTTGAAGCTTCCCGTAATCGGAAACTTGCTACCGTCGATTTGTCGGATGCTAGTGACCGGTTATCTTGTTGGCTTGTTGAGCGAGTGTTTAGGAGTAATCCTTCTATACTCTTTGCTCTGCATGCCTCCAGGACGCGTCTCATAAGAGATGAAATCTCAGATGAGATGAACTTCATCAAGTTGAAGAAGTTCGCTGCGCAGGGTACAGCTGTAACCTTTCCAGTGCAATCCCTAGTGTTTCTGTGTATCGCGATTGGCGCAAGCCTTAGCGGACCAGTTACATGGAAAAACATTTGGAAGTTACGAGCCCAAGTACGTGTATACGGGGATGATATCATAGTCCCCGTACATGGGTACGCGTCACTATGTACAGCCATGGGACTGCTGGGACTCAAAGTCAATGCTCGAAAGAGCTTTGTCAAAGGGTCTTTTCGCGAATCCTGTGGTGCTGATGGCTATATGGGTTACGATGTAACCCCAGTTAAGCCTAAGCACATCGTGGCTGACAGCCCAGAGTCAACACTGGCTGTCATTGATACAATCAACAATCTCTTTAGTAAAGGATTATGGAATGCATCAGACAGCCTTAGAGCCTCACTTCCTTTGGGTGTTCAACAAACACTTAGGGTCGTGGGACCGTTGGACTCTGGCGTACTCGGTTTCGCCAGTTACGTTGGAAGCGATGAAACTCATCTTGTTAAAAGATGGAACAAGCGCTTACATCGGGACGAGGTCCGGGTTCGAGGAATACTTCCCCGAACTCGCAAAGGAAACCGAGGCGGGTACGAAACGTTGCTTGAGTTTTTCTCAAGCAGCTTTAACCATGAGCAAGCTCGGGTTAAAAGTGAATACGTTTCGACGCGCAACTCCACGTTTGGAGTTTTATGGGAGCCCTCTTGTACTCTCTCTCATATGGATGCTGAAAAACATCAAAGACCCTCAGAGTCTTGGGGATCTCCTCTCGGAGATTTCAAGACAAGGTTACGCCCGTCGTTCCGTCTATAGGAGCGAATTGCGTGACTGTCACCGTGAAGGTGACTGTCTGGTCATTGTGCTAATTAGCGCATATGAGGTTGAGGAAGTCTTATCCTTGCCTGATCTTCCAGTGGACTTGGTTGTCTCACTGAAGTTAGGGCTTGAAGAGAAACTTCTTTTATACAAGTAGGTGGTAGGG